CTCGTCGGCCAGAAGGTCCCGCCGCAGCACCTCGACGTACCCGGTGCCCCACAGCCCGTACACGCCATCCTCGGCGGTGGGCATGGCGATGTGGATCACATCGGCCGGGTCGTAGTACGTCTCCTCCCCGCTCGGGCCGATGAGGTAGGCCCGGGGCTCCCCGGTGGACCCGGGCTCGATGCGGACCCGCCCGGGGTGCACCCGGCGCATGGTGGCGGCGCCGCCGGGGGCCCGGAGCACGATGAGGACCGCGTTTCCGGCGGCCTGCAGGTCGAGCATCACCTGTCGCCGGAGCCGCAGCCCCGTCACCCCGGGCGAGGGCTGGCGCAGGAGCTCCAGCGCCGCGGACGCCACGCGGGTCGTCTCGACGCCCTCGGGGGTCTGCCGGTCCCGAAGCGCGACGATGGGCAGAGAGGCGGCCGCGTCGCTGACCTTGAGCAGCGCGGCCCACAAGAACGGGTTGCTCTTGGCGCCCGCGAGGGACTGCAGGGGCGAGTACAGCGGGGGCGTCGCCGTCCCCGCCACCCAGTCCGACCCAGCGGTGTAGCGCCGCTCGTCGGGCTCCGCGATGGGCAGCGGCCCAGTCGACCGCTCGATCACCAGAGGCGCCTCGGCGGCCGTGAGCCACCGCCACGCGCGGGTCAGCAGGGAGGGGGACGGGTCGGGCATGGGCGCACCGTACCACGCGGGGCCGGGCTCGTCACCCGGGGCAACTCTCAAGGATTTCTTGAGAGTTCAACCCGCCCGCGCGGCCATCAGCGCGTAGCGCAGGGCGTCCCATGCGTGGTCGGCGCCCTCGGTCTGCATCTGCTGCCGCGCGGTCCCGGTGGGGTCGTCTCGGCGCCACCGAAGACCCTCAAGCTCCTCGATGAGCGGGCGCAGGCCCGGGACATCGTGGATGACCAGCCCCACCCGGCCGTCGGCGTCGGCCTGCAGGAGCTCCTCGATGGCGAGGTAGCCGGCCGCCCGGTCCTTCGTCGCTGGCACGGTCGGCAGGGCCATCGCGTGGAACTCCTTGCGCTGGTCCAGGCCCGCCGAGTCGGCCACTCGGCGCCGGGGATACGGCTCGGACCGCCCCGGGTGCGCCTCGCGGCAGACCCTGCACCCCTCGATGAGCCGCACGGCGTTGGCCTCGCCGCGGGGGTCCTGCTCCGCCCAGCACGCCGGACACGCCTCGGCCCGGTGGATGGCCCTCGCGTGCTCGGTGAGGCTGCAGCCGGCCTCGTACCGGCCCCGGTAGACGTGCAGCACCTCCCCGACCCGGGCCAGCCACAGGGCCGCGAAGGGGTCGCGCACGCCCCAGTCGATCGCCATCCAGCGGGGGGCCTCGGGCGGGATGGGCACCGGGGCGACGACGTGCCGGAGCCGGTCGAACCCGGGGTGCACAAGGCCCTCGAGCGCGACCACGTCGCCCATGCGGCGCATCCGCTGCAGCGTCGGCGACAGGCCCCGCAGCATCCGGTCGATGCTGTCGCGGCGAACGTGCGGGTTGTCGAGCGAGTCGAGCCGGCAGACCAGCGGCGGCGGCCGCGGGGTCTCGGGTCGCATCAGCCCCGTGAGGAGCGGCGTCCAACCGCGGGTCGGGGTCGCGGTCAGGAGCTGCCAGCCGGCGCAGTCAGCGACGCGCCACCCGGCCTCCTGCCAGACCTCCCAGTCGGCGTGGTCTTCGTCGTGGTGAACCAGCCCTGCGCTCACGCCCTGGAACGCCTTGGCGCCGCGCTCGGCGCTCAGGAAGTTGCAGGTGCCCGGGCGTCCGGGCGACGCATCAGGCGGGCCGATGGTGCTGTCTCCGGGGCCGTCCCGGTTGCGCCACGCGAGGCCGGGGCCCCCGAGCTCTTCGTACTTCGGGCGCTGGGTCTTGACGCTGTCGGCGCCGGTGATGCCGACCACGTAGACCGGCCGGGGCTCGGCGTTGAGCCGGCCCGGCTGCAGCCCATTGGCCGCCAGCATGACCCGCACCTCCGGGTCGGCGGCCCCGCGCGCGCAGAGGGTGCCGAGGATGGCGCCGGTGGTCGTCTTGCTGGACCGGTTGCCGCCGAGGATGATGACCTCGACAGCGGCCGACGCGAGGATGTCCCGCACCGCCGCCCACTGCGACGTCCGGGCCTCGACCACCCCGCAGGACGGGCACCGCCAGCGGTCGCCCTCGGGGACCATCGTCACCCCGCGGCACTCGACGCCGTCGACGGGGGACGGGCGGTAGGCCCCCGGCTTGCTCCTGTCGTCGCACCGCAAGCACTCGGGGCGCCAGAGCCGGACCGCGGCCAGCGGGTACCGCTTCGCGTCCGCAAGCATCCGGTGGACCGCCGCGCACAGGTCGGCGTCGGACCGGGTCACGCCCTCGGGGATGGGGGCGCGCCCGAGCACGATGTCAACGGCGGCGGCGAGGGTCAGGTGCATGCAGTAAGGACGACCTGCACGCTCTCGTAGCCGGGCATGACGTAGGCCGCGAGATGCCGGCAAAGGCGGTCATCAAGCACGCACCCAGCGTTGACGATGGCGTCCATGTGCAGCTTGATCACGTTGTCAAGGTCCGGCTTGACAAGCCGGCCGTCTGGCCGGTACACGTCGACCCGCAACCCGAAGGGGCCGGCGCAGATGGCCGGGCCGGTCTCCCGGCGGCCGATCCACGATGCCTCCAGCCGCAGCCGGGCCCACTCCGACGTGAGCCCGGAGCCAGCCGCCCGCCCACCCATGATGCGCGGGCGCCCCTGCCCCACAGCGGGGCCGGGCAGGTACAGGTGAACGGCGGAGTAGGTCACCAGCGGCGGATACCCGCCCAGCCGCAGCGCCTCCTTGCGCGCGTCCAGGCTGTCCCGGATGACGGCCACCATGCTGCGCCAGACCGTCGGCGGCTTGACCCCCTCCTCCCGGGCGAGGGCCTGCACCCGCGCCGACAGCTCCCGGGGCCGGGTGCACTCGGCGATGGCCCAGCGGGCGAGCTCCCGGCGGGCCGGGGTCACATGCCCTCCGGCAGCCCAGCGAGGCGCTTCAGGTGCTCCACCTCGCGCTTGAGCGATGCGATGTCCCCCTCGGCCCACAGCAGCGCATCGGCCAGCCGCTGGGCCTGCGCCGCCTGCGGGGCGAGTTGGTCCAGATGCCGCGAGAGCGCAGCCACCCGGCCGGACTCGCCCGCGCGGTCCAGGGTCATGTTCAGCAGCCGGCGGTCCATCTCCGCCAGCCGCGCGGACATGCCGGCGTGGCAGTCCAGCCACCCGCTGCTGTAGCCGTCCGAGTACGCGGACCCGATGGCCTCCGTGACCGTGCTGGCGACGTGCGCGATGAGGTGGTCCCGCGCGGGGTTGGGAGGCGGGTTCCACGGCGATGGAGTCGCGGGGGCAGAGGGAGCGGCGTCATCGGGGGTGGCACACACGGGGGTGTCGTCCATCAGAGCTCCAGGGCGGCCGGCATGGGGCCGGCTCGCCCGTACACTGTACGCTATCCGGCGCCGCCCGTCAAGGGGGCCAGGGCCCGAATCGCATCGGCCGGGTCCACGTCCACGCGGACGGGGCCGCCGCCTGCCCCGGTGACTTCGACGGCCTGCGTCTTCGTCCACCCGTGGCGACGCTCAAGCTCGAAGGTGACGGCCCGGAGGGCCACCGCGGGGTCCAGCGGGTGGGCCTGCAGCTCAGTCAGCCGGGCCACGAGCTGCGCCTCCCGCGCCGCCTGAGCCGTCTTCACCGCCGCCTGAAATCGCCGGTGCCGCACTAGACTCCCAGCCATCCAGGCGCGCACCGTGCTCTCCCCGATGTCCGCCAGCTGCGCCGCGGCCGCCAGCGACAGGCCCGAGAGGATGCCATCGCAGATGAGCCGCCGGTTCTCGGGCGTGCACTTCGATGCGCGGCCGGGGCGCCGGACCTGCTCAGGCACGGGGCCCCTCCCGCTCGATGACCTCGGGCCGCCCGAGTTCCCGCTGAGCCATGACCCGGCAGGCCGCATCCACCCGCTTGGGCGTCTCCCAGCCCACCCGCTGAAGCAGCGGCCATGCCTCGCGCCAGACCTCCCGCCACTGCCCATCGCCGTAGCGGTCCGAGGCGGCCCACCGCTGCACAAGGTGCCCGGCCTCATGCCCGTAGCCGACCCGGTGCCGCAGCCCCGTGGCCCGGTCCTCCCAGCGGGCGCGCACCTCGTCGCCCACCACGGCCACGTCGAGGTCCCTGATGGTCTGTTCGGTCATCACCAGTCCTCCCCATCATCCGGGCGGGTGAGGTCCCGCTCGGTCCAGAGCTGTCGGGGCCCGTCGAACAGCGACGGCACCCGCGAGATTGAGCCGCCGGAGCGGTCCTTGAGCACGCTGAGCACGTCCGGCGCCGGGTCTTCGGGGTTGTCCATGCTCGGCCGCCAGACGCCCACGACGATGTCGGCATCCTGCTCGACGGCCCCGGAGTCCCGCAGGTCAGACAGCCGCGGGATGCCCGCGTCGGAGCCGGCCCGGCCGGTGTGCGCGCGGCTGAGCTGAGAGAGCAGGATGGCCCCCGCATTGAGCTCCTTGGCGAGCGCCAGAAGGCCGTTCGACACCGCGGTCATGCCCTCGTAGCGGCTCGCCCGCCCGAGGCTCACGAGGCCGATGTGGTCGACCACGAACAGGTCGATGGGCCGCCGCCGGTGCGCCGTGCGCAGCGCCCGGGCCAGCTGGTCCACCGTCGGCCCCGGCCGGTCATCCACCCGGATGCCCAGGTCGGCCCAGTCCCGGGCGGCCATGCTGATCGAGGCCACCTCCTGCGCGGTGGGGGCCCGGGTCGCGTACTCGCGCCAGGGCACCCCGTACAGCTGCGCCGCGTGGCGCTCCGCGATGAGCCGGGCGGGCATCTCCAGGCTGATGTAGACCACCGAGAACCCGCGCCGGGCCGACGCCGTGGCCCACTGCTGCGCAAGGGCGCTCTTACCCATGCTCGGCCGGCCGGCGACGACGGCGACCTGTCCGCGGCCCAGGTGCAGCCGCTGGTCCAGCGTCGGGATGCCGATCGGGAACCGCTCGCGCCGCACGGGCCGGCCGGCCTCGTGGGCCGCGATGGCGTCCTCCATCATCGCCAGCGCCACGGCCTCGGGGTCATGCCAGCGGCCCTCCTCAGCGGCCCGGGAGTCGGCCGGGGGCGCGCTGATGGCCTTCTCCACCTGATCGAGCTCGACGGCGGTGTCACCCGCGAGGGTCGCCAGCCGCAGCCCGTGCTCGATCACGGCCCGGCGCCGGCCCAGGTCCCGCAGCCGGGTCGCGTAGCTCTCCACCAGGGCGGAGTGCACCGCATGGTCGCCCAACGTCGTCAGCACCTCCGGGCCGCCGAGGCGGTCCAGCGTCGACGACTGCATGGCCTCGGCGAACATGCCGGGCAGGTCCACCAGCCCGCGGGCGGACATCCGGCGCATGAGGCCCCAGACCTCCCGATGGTGCTCAGACCACAGGTCCTCCGCGGTCACGAGGTCCAGCATCTCCCGCTGGCGGTCCACATTCTCTACGATGAGGCAGGACCCCAGGTATCCGCGCTCGGTGTCGAGGTCCCGGGGCGCGGCGTGGGGGTTCTTCGGGGCGTTCATCGGGCCACCAGCGCCAGCGTGGGCTTCGGGGTGAGGTACTTGGCGTATCCGGCGCTCCAGCGCGCGCGGACCTTCGCCGGGTCGGGGTGGTTGCGCATCCGGGCGAGGTCCCCGGACATCTCGAAGTCGAAGGTCTGCCGGATGGCGCGGGCAGCCGCCGGGTAGCGGGCCTCGGCCCCGGAGCAGCCTACCTCGATCACGGCGTCGAGGGCTTCGTCGGCGGTCGGGATGTACGTGGCCGCCTCAAGCTGCAGCGCCGCTTCCGCGTGGCTCTTGACCTTCTCGGCCTGACAGCCGACCTCGTACCACTTGGATGGGACCGGGAATGCCCGCTGCCAGTACCCCTTGTTCTCGTCGGCCATGAACCGGAAGCCTGCGATCAGCAGGTGCCGCGCGGGGCGCCCCGTCTCCCGCGACATCTCGGCGAGGGTGTTGAGGGCAAACGCAATGCGGTTGCGCTGCGCGGAGATCGTGGGCGGCTTGCTGCTCGGGTAGTAGGGCAGCAGAACCGCGTGCATCTCCGCGAGGATTGCGCTCACCTCCTCGTCGCTGACGGTGCCGGGCTTCGCCTTCGCCCGGGTCTTCTTGGTCTTGTCTGCAGTCTGAATGTCTGTAGTCTGAGGGGCCGCTGCGATGCCCATGAACAGCGGCTCCTGGGCGACGGGTGTGCCCTCAATGTGCCCCTGAGCGTGCCCCCCACCGTGCCCCTGAGCGTGCCCCTCCTGCTCGGGCGAAGTGCTGCCCATCGGCATCGTAGCCGACAGAGCGTGCCCCTCACCGTGCCCCAGAGCGTGCCCCTGAGCGTGCCCC